TCAAACTTGTTCAATGTCATTAACACTTTTCACAAGTTTGAAAGTTACATTTTTTATATCGGCTGTATTAATTTTTACATTTTCCCTATCTTTTTGTAGCTCTTTATGCGACTCTAATGTATATTTACCGCCATCTTTTGTATTTATGACGATGTTACCTTTAGGCAAATGTTCTCCCATATATAAGCCATAAGAAATATGAGCAAATCTTATGATATGATCCAATTCCTTTAAAGTGACAACTTCTTTATTAAGAGTAATATTTCTCTTAGGTGTATATACTCTATCAGCAACTGTGTATGTTCCTTCTAAATGTATACGAACTTGGTTTTCATTTAAAGGTCTCTCTGAATAAACCCAATTCCTAGATTTATTAGATTTTCCATTTATTGTATCCTTGCTGTATCTATCGTAAAGTTTTTTAACCAAAGCTTTTTCTGAATTATTTGGTACTTCTTCAACTTTTTGTAATTGTTTATCTTGTACACTTGAGGAATTTTGTGTTGACGCGTCTGCTTTTGGATATATTCCAAATGTTCCCCCATAGATGATACCTAGCGATAGAATAGATTTTAATACGATTGAATTTTTTGAGTCATATTTTTTGAACATATTTAATTACCTCCTTGATGTAAAGCTTTATTTGCTACAATTATAAAAATAATAGACGTGTTCATGAATTAAATTCATCTTAACTCTTGATTAACTTTAATTTGCTACCACTCTGAATTTAATAACTATAAATCGTCTACACATAATTGGACAAAATCTAAGAGAATAAAATTTGTTAATTTAAAATAGCAAGCAATTCAAAGTTATATGTGTAATAGATAAAATAGATATCCCTATAGTGATGCGTTACTAGCTAAACATAGTAACACATTAGAAGATAATGAAGTTAAGGAGTTACTGGATTGTTTCGACTATGTAATTAAGTATAAAAATATCCAACGACAAAACGTAATTATAAAATGGTAAAAGCTATGGTACAGTTTCAAATTGCTAATGACATGCGTATCGGTGAGCTACTTGCAATAAAGAGAGTAAATATAAACTATGAAGATAAAACGCTAGATATCGACGGTAAAGTTAATTGGATAACTGAAAAATGACGGGAGCATCCGGAGTAAAAGAGACAACTAGAACAAGTAACAGCTATAGGGCTATAGGCCTCACTATCCATAGCATCGACTTACTAAGAACACTTATGCTTGTAATGATAAGTTTATTAATATAGGGTACATATTCACAAATGCAGCTGGTGGCCCTATCGACTCGAACAAAATTAGCAACATTATTAAAGGGGGCACTATCAAAGAGACAACTGAGATTAGTTCTATTAAGAAACCTGTAACGACGCATACATTACATCATTCGCATATATCTACACTTGCTCAATTAGGAATTAACTTAAAAGCAATGCAAGAGCATGTAGGTCATTCAGATTATAAAAAATCTAGAGATATACACACATGTTACTAATCAGATGGCGAAAGATATGATGAATAAATTTGAACGATTGGGGAGTTAAAATTGGAAAAAGATGATATACTAGCAGAAATTAAGCCTATGCTCAATTTTGATGAGCAAATAGCGAAATTAAAACAGATGAATATATTTTTTAATATTATTGACACCGAAAAAGCAAATGAAATTCTTAGAAAAAATAATTACTTCTTCAAACTAGCTTATTTCCGAAAAAATTTCGAAAAAAAGAATGGCGGCTATTTCATAGAATTTGCTTATTTATCAGATTTAGCAACTATAGATATGAAATTAAGATACACAATGTTGCATTTAACTTTAGATATTGAACATAGTTTAAAGTGTCTAGTCTTAAAACTAATAACAGAAAATAACCAAGAAGATGGTTATAAAATAATAGATGAGTTCTTATGTATTGATAAATCATATAGCAATTCAAATTTTGACACAAATTCAAGAACACCAGAAGAAGTTATGGAAACCAAAATCAAAAATAAAAACGAAATATTCAAGCATATGAATAAACGAGGACAACTACCCGAGAAGTTGAATAAATACTATCAAAATCCACCCGCATGGGTTTGCATTGAATTCATGCAACTAGGTCAATTCGTTTCGTTTCTCAACTTCTATTACAAGAAGTACAATGACGAAGAATTGAGAGTTGCTAATATTTTAATGCCTTTAGTTAAAAATATAAGAAACAAATCAGCTCATAACCAACCCATCATAGCAAATCTAAATTATGACAGTAGATCTCCTCAATATTTATTTGAAAAAGGGAATAATATAGGCATATCTAGAAACATGTTCGGAATAAAAAATTTCATAGATACTTTCGCTACGCTAGAATTACATAATCAAGTTTGTAGTAATGCAATTATCCAAGCAAGATATCACGATTTGGACCAACTTCAAAAGCGATATAAAAGAAACGAAAGCTATTATAATAATGCATTAGCTATCAAAAGATTTTTTATAGCTTTAGATAAAATTATTGACTTCAACAGACCAAAAGTATAAACTATCTAGTGAGGAAAGAGACTTATAGGTCTCGCGAGTTATTTTAATTCGTATGCAAGAAAAAGAAGAGCTATGCATTTTATTTAAAATGCGTAGTTCTTTTTTTATGCATCTAAATTCATATTATTTTTGCAATATAAACATATCTTTGTGCAAATTCCGAACACAAAACATTCACATCATCCTTTTTTGCCCTTTTCTGTCCCTTTTCTATATCCCAAACATAAAAAAATCCCCCATAAGCCTATGCCTACGAGGGTTATAATATATTAAATATTATTGTTCTTCTTTTATATACTGCTATTTTATGAATAATCACTAGTGTTCAAAATGCTATTAAATCAATGATTTATAGTCATAATTTTCATTTTGAAAGTCTATGAACATGCACACTATTTCGTAACTTTGCGAACTTTTTGCGAACATACTACCCCCTTGCCCCTAGTTTCACAATTACGCCTTTTTTTCGCCTTTATAATAACCACACTCCTAAATTAATAGGTGGTGTGGTTTTGTTGGTTTTGTGGGAATAAAAATAACCACACCGGTTAGGGTGTGGTGGGTGTGAATTAGTTTATAGATTCTAATATGTAATGCTTTCTTTCTTTTTTAGTAAATTCGTCTTTTTTAAATATCTGTGTTAAAACAACATTTTTTTCTGAAGGAACAGTAAATTGTGTTTCTTCTTTGTCTTGTAAACTTTCTCCTAATTTTCCAGTATAAATATCATTATCGATTATAACTCCAAATGAGTTATTTTTTACATCTATTTTATATATAGTTGCATTATTGATATTTAAAGTTTCTTTTGTTTCTGTTGTATTATAAACTCTATTTATAAATTTTTTGGCTTCTGATGGTTTCAATATACTGCCTTTATAAATTCCATTTATATTGTTATAATACATACTTTTCATTTCTATGTCATTAGAACTTAATTCATTAAGAATATTTAAGAACTCATCTTTTTCTTTGATAGAGTACAACCCTAAAAATTCATTGAAAAAATCTTCTTTTTTATCATTAGAAACAAAGTTTAGAAGGTTTAAAAACTTATTGATATATATTTCGTTATCATTAATGTCTAAATTTAATGAATCAAATTCCAAAGAAATACCAAAACTACTTTCAAAAGGTTTAACTACATTTAAATTTAATAAATTATTACTTATTTTATTAAACAATTCACTCGTCTTGGTTATCAATACTCCTAACGAATCTGCTTTTATAATTTGATTATCATTACTAAAAGCAATCATTAAACCTTCTTTATTATTATATTCTGATGAATTTATTTGTTTACCAATGTTTAAGTCAAATAATTTCTCTACAGTTTCACTATTATCTAACTCGGAATTCATTTCTTCTATATCGACAATCAAAAATTCATCATCATATACCATGAATAAATTTTTTTCTGGTAAATAATCGACAGTGTTAACGTTTAAATGTATAGGTTCTATAATTGCTACACTTTCAGGTGAACCTTCTGTAAAAAAACCATCTTTATTGTTTACAAACAAAGACCTAATTTCAATTTCACCATTTATAAGTTGTTCATATTTCTTTTTATTTACTGGCACATTAAAAAAATAGTCTTTCCTACTATTTTCATCATAATATGCGAATAAAGTTATAAATATTTTAGTTTTCTCACCCACTATTGCTTCGTATGAAAAGAAAGTGGGATACATGAATTCATCAAATACGTCAATTAATTTTGAGAATACTATTGTCATATCACCACTCCTTTCATTCGTTTATAGCACTCTTATAGCTATATATTATATCGTTACTCCCATAATGCCAATATGTATAGTGCTTTTTATTACTTTTTGAAGGTGTAAATTTATATTTACTAAATTGGCTTCCTTCAAAATAAAAGACAAATCTCCATTTATCTTTTATTCCTTTTGCTATTCTACCTTTTTTGTTAATCAATTCAAATATATCCTTATCATCCACAAAGACAGAATGACCACACATTAAACATCTTTCTTCATTGTTTTTAGGAAATCTTGAACCTTTTTCTATCATAGGTTCCATGTACTGGCTTGGCAATTCATATGTGTCGCTACATTTATAAAATGTTATACCTTCAGCGAAATTTGCTTCTTTTGGAGGACATTGAAAATCATTAGGATTTGGATATTTTGATTCATATTCATACATTATTATACCCCTTTCACCTTACATTTAATACAATATTATTTATAGGATATAATAAAAATCATACGAACGTAAATACGAACATAAAAAAACAACCACCCAGTAACTAGTATGAGTGGCGTAGCGACTATAACAACTCTATGTTATCAAGATATATGTATATGAGTGATGACAAGGAAGATGTCTCCTGTGAGACCAACAGCCAGATATATGGCCTCTGCCGGGCTATATAGTTCACTCCTACTATATACACATGTAATTATAACATAAAAAAATAGGCAAGTACCGAAGTACCTGCCTAAATAACAACAAGATTAACATGTGAATAATGGAAATAAAAAGTCAGCCCGAAGGCTAACTTACGAATAGATGAAAATTTGAACACATTACTGTGTCTAAAATGATTATAGCATAAATGACGAATATTCCTAGCTCAAAATTATTATATTTTAATGATAAAATTTTATATTTTTGTTAATAATCAGTTAATTGATTTATCTAAATAATAATTGTAAATTTTATTTGTAATCGATTGCAGAATAAATTATAGAAGAGATTAAAATGAATAAAAAACTATTAACAAAAACATTGATAGCAAGTGCTTTAGTTTTAACAACAGTAGGTTCAGGTTTTCATTCTTCTTCAAATTATAATGGTATTAATAACGTTGCAAAAGCTGCTGAAACAACAGACGGACAGTTGTGGAAAAATGTAAGAGATGCTTTGAAAGAAGCAAATATTATCGATAATACAGCAAATGAGACAGTTGGTGTTACGTACAATTTAAATAATGGTGGTGAGCATAGCATTACTGGCACTGCCAATTTGGACAAGCTTAGTACTTCTAATAATAGTACTGTTAACACTGATAGTGTTAACACTGTCGATATTACAAGAGTTAATCCAAACGGAAAGACAATAGATGCTAATGAAGCTTGGAAAAAATTAACAGATAAATTAAAAGAAAAGAATATCGTTAAAAACGGCGATACAGTAACTATTCATAGTAAAGATGAAAATGATCCCCCAATTTCAGCTAAAGTTGGAAGTGACTATAATGGCAACAAGAGGTTCATGCTAAATCAGAGAGATATAACAAAAATAACTATAACTAAATAATATTAGAAAAGGCAGGTACTCTATAAGTGCCTGCCTTAATTACTAACTCTTCATATTTACTTTTCTAAAATATAATTTCACTTTTTCTTTGTCGTAAGATAAACTTCAATCTTCACATCTTTAGAATCAACCATTTTATTGTCATTGTACATCATTAAATATTTAGATTGGTCAAATTTATCTCCTGGTGCAGGCATCATGTCATACCAAAAGCTATTCTCATTTTCTATAAATTTAATATATCCTGTTTCATAAGGCGAGTTGTGAAATTCATAAACATTTAGTATGGAATTTTAGTTTCGCCATCTTTAGTGATATGCTCTTTTTCTCTCTCTTCTTGCGGTAATGTTGCTAATTAGTATAAGACACTCGCGCCCATATGTCCCACCGGTGGGACATTTAATTCTGGATTTTCAGCTATTTTCATAAATCTATTAGCTGATGATTTGCTTAATCCAATTTTTTCAAGCCACAGTCTAAAATCTCCATGCGCTAAGTCATTTTCTTTCACACGTTTCAATCTTTAACCAATTTCAAATATCGACTGACCAGCCTTTGATGATGTCGAATTTAACAATGTAATATATACATTTTGCATACATAGTTATTAAAACTCATTCCTCACTGCAACACAGGACGTTTCTCAGCGTAAAAAACGCCACTAGAAAGTGACTTTAAAGAATATAACTAATTCAAACTTATATTAATTAATATTCTTTAAATGACCACTCACACTTTGTTTTTTGCTATTTGTAACTTTAAAATGTTGTTTAAATCTATATTTTTTTGATATAGCTCCCTATGTAACAAACACTTTTTAATTAATATATATTTAAACAATAATTTAGAGATGGTTAATTGATTCATTTAAATAATATTTATACATTCTATATGTAAACGTTTACACATTTGAATGAAGGAGAATTAAAAATGAATAAAAAATTACTAATGAATTTTTTTATCGTAAGCCCTTTGTTGCTTGCGACAATCGCTACAGATTTTACCCCTGTTCCCTTATCATCTAATCAAATAATCAAAACTGCAAAAGCATCTACAAACGATAATATAAAGGATTTGCTAGACTGGTATAGTAGTGGGTCTGACACTTTTACAAATAGTGAAGTTTTAGATAATTCCTTAGGATCTATGCGTATAAAAAACACAGATGGCAGCATCAGCCTTATAATTTTTCCGAGTCCTTATTATAGCCCTGCTTTTACAAAAGGGGAAAAAGTTGACTTAAACACAAAAAGAACTAAAAAAAGCCAACATACTAGCGAAGGAACTTATATCCATTTCCAAATAAGTGGCGTTACAAATACTGAAAAATTACCTACTCCAATAGAACTACCTTTAAAAGTTAAGGTTCATGGTAAAGATAGCCCCTTAAAGTATTGGCCAAAGTTCGATAAAAAACAATTAGCTATATCAACTTTAGACTTTGAAATTCGTCATCAGCTAACTCAAATACATGGATTATATCGTTCAAGCGATAAAACGGGTGGTTATTGGAAAATAACAATGAATGACGGATCCACATATCAAAGTGATTTATCTAAAAAGTTTGAATACAATACTGAAAAACCACCTATAAATATTGATGAAATAAAAACTATAGAAGCAGAAATTAATTAATTTACCACTTTTTCTGTAATAATTATTAATAAAGGGAGTCCGTTAATTATAATAAGCGTTCTCCCTTTTATCTTTATAACGCTTTAATATAAAGCTAGGGTGAATTAGTAAACTAATCCTCACTAACTCAATATGATAATCGTTTTTACTGTAATCAATCCTCTAACGGTATATCATCCACAATCACAGTATGATTAGGATTAGCGTTAGATACCTCTTGTACCGTCTTATCTAAATCTTCATCATCGCCATCCCATTCACCAATATTAATGAATATAGGCACGTTCCCGTTAATATCATGCTTATCTGTAAATAACTTATGGTATTTACCCAACATATCACGAGCTTTTAAACGATCACTTGGCTTAATTGGCACCTCTACCAGTTCAACATGTTCGTTATAGACTAACTGTACTTTGCCACTTTGTGGATTCTCTTTATATTCTCCACGTTTGACCACAACTTCTTTCGTTTCTGTTTCATCACCGACTGCCGCATTCGTAAGCACATGTAGTAACTCTTTTGCGGTTAATACATTCTCTTCTATAACCTTATCTTTTTGTTCTTGTATATATTGCTTGATGTGTGGCTTCTTCAATAACCTACATCCTGTCACATGTGCACTATTTGCGCTATAGCCTGCTTTTATGGCACTTTGTGTTACATTAAGTGTTCTTATATACTCATTCACAAAACGCGCTTGTTTTGCCGTTAACTCACTCATTCTATCACCTCCACAATTTTATCTAATAAGGTTTCATACCATAATCTTACAGATTGTTCTGAACACTCTAAGACATTGCTAATATCTTTAAAACTACGTCCTTGTATTAAAGAATCGAAAATATAAAACTCTTTATCATTAGCTACTTGGTCAACAATCATTTCTAAGTGATTCTTTACAATATGATCATCAATGTTATCGTCTGCCATCCATTCATTAGAATTTTCATCACCTATTGAAAAGAATTCATCAGTATTTATATCATCATCTATTAATACATCACTTCTAGTTCGCTTATGATAATCACAAACGAAGTCTTTTATTTGCTTTTTATCCATTGTTACACCACTTTTACATATGAAGATTGGTGATATGCATTTACTCGTGCAATCTTACTGTTTTCAATTGCTGTATTTCTTTGTTTTTGACGTTCTGAACGTTGTTTAATACTTGCTTGATACAAATCAACCTGTAAGCGTTCAATGACGTTGAAGGGCTTATATCGTCCATTTGAACGCATATATTTTACAACTTGCTTCTGCTCTTTTTCTGTATAATGATTTAGTACCGTTTTCAACAACACCATATTACTTATAGATCGATTTTTATAGTTTTGTAATCTTGCCTTTGTTTCAATAATTTTGATAACTAGTTTTTCAATTGGATATGAGACAGACACGACCCCCATTATTTCATCACATGTTGTGGTCGACGCACTCATATGGTACATACTTTCAATTTGGAATTCACACATCTTAATTTTTTTATTAATAAATGCTGGGTTAAATTGCGTTAATAGTTGATACTCAGATAATTTATTGTCGCTATTACGATAATAAAAAACGTTCTTAGATTTACTCAGTTTCATTTATCCACCCCACTAGTTAATAAAGCCAAACCAATTAAGGCTTGGCTTTTGTCTATTTGTTTTTTCTAATATTTACTTTATCAGCTAAATCTGAAATAGTTGGAACATCTCTTACGTTTCTTTTTTCCTCATCGTTCACATCTTCTTTAAGTGCTTCTAAAATAGATAAGCGTTGGTTTTCATCTAATTCAGCATTGTTTATTGCTTCTAATGTTTTACTAAATTGCATTATTTCTTAACCTCCAATTTTTTGTGTTCATTGAAACGAATTGATTTTGTATTAATAAGAAAGTTGTTGAGGTAAAGTACAATCACTTCGCCATATCGTTGTCTAAATAAATTATCTTTTTTCATTTCATTTTGATCTATCAAGGAATCGAACTTATACATATCTTCTCGATATTCTTCATTCATATTGTTGATTTTATCAATAACATTATTAAACTGTTTGATTGTACCTTCTAATTCACGCGCTAAACTTTGTGCTTCCTCTTGATATAACTCAGGAATATTCTTCCTATTCAACAATAAGTCTATGAGTTTTTCGCGCTTAATGCTGTTAAATAATTCCTTTTTAATTTCAAATCTTTTATTATCTTTTGCTTTCTCATCTTCTAATTTTGAAATCTTATTAAACGTCTTATCAGCCTCATTATCGTTGCCAACTTTTATATAGTCTTTATATTTGGAAGATAGATCTTCAATAGTTTTTGTAGTATTTTCAATTTTAGATTCTAAATTATTAATTTCTTCTTTGTAGCCTTTTACTTCATCGGAATATTTTTCAAATAAATGATTTGTTTTCATTTATGTTACCCTCTTTCATTTCATAGTTATCATGTTACACTTCAATTTCTTCTAGGGCTTTTAAACGGTTCTGACTGCCCTCAATTAAGCCCTTAATACTTTTGATAGCTTCTATCTTATCAGCTTGTGTTTTAATGATGTAATAGCCTCTAGTATCTTTTTTATAGCTATATCCGATAGGATAATGATAATTAATGATTAAGCTTGTAATGACTTGTGTTAACCATCTATTGTTAGCCTTATTCACTTCATATCCTAATTGATTAAGCAGCTTTGTTTTAGTAATATATTTATTAGACGTATTTCTTATCACATTGAGTACTTGGCGGTGTTCATTCGGTAAGTTGTACGTCTTTTCTTTTACTTCAAATTCACTCATTGTCTCACCACGCTTTCTGTTGTTTGCTTACTCTAATTATACCAATTCCACACATCTAAATCAAACTTATGTTCGCTATAAACCGCATTATATCAGGTGTTTAGCATCATTCCTATCCCTCTTAAAACAATAAGCAAAAGAAATTCCGTAGTAAAAGGTAGTAGTTTCTATAGAACTTAAGTTCCCATTTTTTACACGAACAAAATACGAACAACAAAACTTTTGCCCTCTTCAAAAATAACAAACATTAACATATATTATCTTTTTAAATTTTTTATACCTTATTAAAACCTTATTACTTTTATCAATATCAAAAACCACTTACCTTTAGTTTCCTTCTTGACGCAATTCTTCGTACCTATCTAAAATCGCACTATTCTTATAACCTACGGAAAAGCTTGGGTTTTTCACTTCTTCTTGATTCAATTGCTCGCATTTACCCCTTTTCTCACCATTTTGCAACCCTGGTATAAAACATTGTTTTCTTTCTACCTCAAACTTACTATTTTAAAGTTCTGTACCTCGCTTTTTTAACCTTGTACACCTTCCTATTTCATTGTTCTCAGAGTCTGCGCACCTTTGGGAAACTTTTGGGTTTTAAAAGCCAACACCTTCCGAAAACCTTACCATTTTAAACTTCTATACCTTGTACAAACCTTGCCGTTTTTTTATAAGGAGTCACACACTACATGTGACCCCACATAACATTATTTACTTATACTATAATAAGACGCTTTTAGATCATTCAATTTACGTTCTAACGCCGTGTAATCCTCTTGTGTCGCATTCTCATCTTGTACAAACTCAGTTACTAATTTTAATCCCTCTACTAATTCCGTTGCTGGTTCATTGATTCCCGTAGCTAACTGATACAACATTTCAATATTCGCTATCACATCAGTATTACTCGATTGAATGCCCTCAAGTGTATCTGTATCAAATCCATTTTCTAGGTACTCAAACACATCACTATTATTTGATTCTGCATATGTTTGTAATCCATACATAAAATACTCATCTTCAAATAATTGACTGGCCATCATATCGCTAATAGAAAGCTGTTTACCGTCATGTAATTCATAACCTACATAATGCCCCTCTATGCTTCTTATAAGCCCCTCAGTGTGCTTAGGTGACGCTAATTCAAATGATTGCCTTACTTTACAATCTTTAATATATACATGACCGAATAACTTCCCATTCATCATCACGTATGCCATATCAAATGGATCATTATATATTTTGAAAGCGAAATGCGTTTCTCTACTACTTTCTAATAAACCTGTGTAATACCTTAATAACGTGCCTGCTCGTGTTTCAAATTCATTTACTACAGTTTCTATGTTCATTGCGTTATCTCCTTTTGAGCCATTTTGCTGAATTGTTCAAACTCACCTGTCTCAGGATTAAATTTTTTAATGCTACATGTGGCTGCTTTATCAATGCACCCCACATCATCACTGTCATAAAAATTAATATTATGCGCTTTACTTAAAGCCATACATACAACTGGTGAATACCATACTTCATCAGCTTCTATATATTCGACAAATAAATTTTCGGGTGCTGGTATAATTTGAATTGGTGCATCATGATGAAGTTGATTATAAATTTTCTCTTTGTCATTCATATTAGACACACTCCGTTTCTTTCTTACTAATAGTAAACGTGACAGGTAGCCAATGATCTGTTTTAATGTTTTTCGACCTTACAATAGGCAAATCCAAACCTTTACCATCAACCATATAAACAATTGGCTCACAAATATCCATCTCAATATGTCCATCTTTTTTAAGTTCAGCGATAACATCAAACGCTTCTTGATTCCACCCAACCCAAAACACAACATTAGGATGTTGACCACTTGTATATGCGCCGACACCTTTGTAATCAAAATTATTTTCTTCAAATACACGTTCTATTTCTACAAATGATGTACCATCATGCGTCTTTATATATTCTAAAATTTCTGACTTTAATTGATTTTTATTCATTTTCTTCCTCCTAATTTTTGATAGGTGCCTCACTGTCTTATTCGAATAGCAATTCAAGACACTTATGAACTTCTTTTTACACTTACTCCCTCAAGGGCTTCACTTAATCTGTCTCACTGTCTCACTGTTTACGACCTACATTTATATATTTTGTATATTGTGTAAATAATTTTTATAAAACTTTACCCTAAAAACTATCAAGACACCAAGACACTTATAGCATGGCATATACTCCCACAAGGGATTGCGGGTGTCTTAAACTTGTCTTATAAGTGTCTTACTGTCCTAAAAATAAGATGTCTAAACTTTAAGTTTCTGATAATAAGAAGCTAAATCTACACTAAAGCCATATTGCTTACCAATACCTTCACCATATCGCGTTTGCTTTTTCACAGTGTCACAATAATTTGTATTTCTTAACGCTTCATCAATTTTTCTTAAATGGTGTTGTTGTGGTTGGTCATCTCGTTTCATCATCACTTTCCAAATTTCCATGCTACATACCTTGTCACGCCATACATAAGCACCTGGTTTTGCATTCGGTAATTCAATCAATTTACCATCACCATATAATTTAATATAGTCTTGGTCTATAACATCATGCGCAGACACTCTTTTTTCTTCTAACGTTCTATACCAATAGTCTGACGGAATAGGACGTTCAAGAAATTCTTCTATTTCTCCAACTAAAGCATCTTTTTCAGAATGAGCTTCTTGGACTTTTAAAGCCATTTCACTCGCTTCTTTATCTAGCAACAATGCTTTATCCGTCGGATTCTCATCAAAATATACTTTAGCTTCGGCAAACATTTGTTGCACAACAACTGGTGTTAGATCGTCAAATGGGCTTTTAGTTGCTTTATTTTTATCTGTCGTAATAGGGAAAAAACGACGATTGCCTGTTTGGTCTTTTAAAAACTCATAGTTATTGGTTGTCCCTACAAACACACACTGTCTAGGATGACGCTCTGTGCGTTTACCATACGAAGCTCTATAAATATCTACAATGGCACTTATAAAACCCTTAATATCTTCAATAGT